GTTAGCGGCACATTTAAGTATGACATTGACAAATCAGCAAGTAGGTGGAAAGTGGATACACCAGCTTGTAGCACTTGGGACACCGATATACCTATTAGCGAATGGTGTAGAAGTGTTCAGGGGTACGGTGTTTGATTGGATGACGTCCACGGATCCGTTGGGTAGTGTGGAGATTGAAGCGTACGACCAGCTGATTTACTTGTTTAAGAGTGAAGATGATAGGTATTATAGGTCGGGACAAAGGGCAATAGATGTGTTGACAGATATTTTCAGGGCATGGAATATTCCCATTGGCAAGATAGAGGGGCCGAATGTAGTATTAGCCAAGCAAGTATTCCGACAGATGACGGTTGCGGAGATGATAAACAGCATACTCAAACAAGGTAAAGATAAGGGAGCAGGTGAGTTTATCGTACGTAGGGAAAAAGGGAAGGTTTATATCAGAAAAGCCATGTCCAATCAAGATGTTTACGTGTTTGCATATAATGAAAATGTGCAGTCGGTAATGGATAGGTGGAGCATTAATAATCTTGTTACACGGGTGCGAATAATAGGTGCGGAAGATGAGGAAGGAAGGGCACCGTTAATTGCAGTTCTTGATGGAGACACAAAATATGGTATATTGCAAAGGATTGTCCAGAATAGTTCAGATGACACCATAGCCGATGCAAAGCAGAATGCAAAAGAGATATTGAAGGAGTTCGGACAGCCAGAGAAAGACAGAACAATTAGGTGCGTAGATGTTCCCTTTATCAGGAAGGGTGATAAGGTGAAAGTTGTTGCTGGTACGTTAAATGGGTATTACCAAGTCGTATCCGTAGAGCATAATGTTACAAATTTGACTATGAGCGTGGGGCTAAAATGAACAAGAAAAGCATTGACGATTTGGCTAAAGTGTTAAATGAAAGAATTAGTTTAATAGCTAACAAACCCGATAGCATTGAATTAGGAACGATACAGCCAGACATGAGTTTGAAGCTTGATACGTTTGCGATGCCGATAAAAAGAGGCGATTATTTGATAGCCGATTTTACTGCACAGGTTGAGTTTCCCGTTTGGTCGTTGGTAGGTGTTGGCGAGTATCCCGTAGACAAAGAAGGGAAGCCGATAGAAGGAGTAGACATATACCATACCGCACAGACAAGGTGGGATTGGGAACAGAGCATTGTTGAGAAGGTGAATATAAAAATTAAACCCGAGCTTAAAAGTGGCGATAGGGTGTTGGTGGTGTGGGTCAATCAGCATAGAGACCCTGTCGTAATTGCAAAGGTGGTGAGTTCGTGAGTGATTTATATCCACGCTTTGATATGCCTGACATAGTGGGTGCAGTAGAAAGCCAAGAAGTAGCTTTCCCTAAAAGTTGGTTGTGGGATTGGGATATTTGCGACTTTGTCCAAACAGGTGGCGGTGATGTGGTAGAGGCGGACGGTTTGACAGCTTGGGTGCAATGGTGTGTAAAAGCGATATTAACACAGAGGCTGGCATATGTTGTGTACGATTGGGATTATGGTGCAGACATTGTAAGTTGTCTTAAACAGCCTACAAGAGCAGTAACAGAAGCGGAATTGGAGCGAGAGATTACAGAGGCTTTGCTTATAGACCCGAGAACAGCTGAAGTGAAGAATTTCAGGTTTGAGTGGAGCGGCGATGAGCTCACAGTGTGGTTTACCGTGGTAAATGCATTAGGCCAACCAGCTGAAGTGCAAGTAGGTGTAGGGTATAGAGAAGTGCAGAGGCTGTTTTCATTGTCAAGGGTGGAGCAGTACGTTAGCGACTGGTTGCGTGGTGTGTTGGTGAATGTAGAGCCGACCGAAGATGGCAAGCTTGTAATTAAGACAGTAGCTCAGCCAACGTTTACTCGTCGTTCGATTGCTTATAAGAGTGATGGTTCGCAAGTTGCAGTGAATGTGCCGAGGTTCGAAGCTGGTAAGTTTGGGCAGGGCATATTGATTGAAGAAGGAACAACAAATTTATTACCAAGCGATGATGCACAAGGAAAAACGCTGTTCCCTTCTAACCTTAGCAGTTATTCATCAAATACACTTGAAACATCGTTTGGTCTAAATGATTTATATAGTTTGAAGAGTGTCCAGCTTGTTGTTTTGCCTAATTACGGATTTTATTCTCCATTTTATCCTACGGTAGCTGGTAATGTTTATACTTTTAGCTATTATGTTTACAATGCCACTTCAACGTCACATAATTCTGCCGCGCAGTTCTATTTTTATGACNGTTCTAGAAATTTAGTTAAGAGATCTGAGTCAAACAGCATTCCTGTCCNANCTCAGCAATGGAAAAGGATTAGCGTTACGGCTNCCGCTCCATCAGGTTCAACGCAATGTAGGNTANTGGGTTNNGAGAGTGGAACTACCAGCCAAGTTGGAGATGTATATTATTTCGATAACTTCCAGCTCGAGCAGAAGCCATACGCTACAAGTTGGACTGTAGGAACGAGGCAACCTGAGGTTATAACAGTTCCCACGGCTGGGGTGTTGAACCCGCAGGAGGGGACGATTGAATTTTGGATATATCCGCTAGAATTACACGATTGGAATGACTATTTAGGTGGAACCAGAGGTTATCCCAGTGGACGTTGGTTGTTGTTTACAAGCGCGTCTGGTTGGCTTGCATGGACATGGAGTCCAGGGCCTGAAATTTTGACTTCACCAGGTGTTATAGTTGCTCGAACATGGTATTACGTTGTGCTTCGTTGGGGACAGGGAGTTAAAAGTATATGGGTAAACGGTGTGAAAAAAGCCGAAGGTAGTCATGATGGTAGTTATGGCTTCCCGAATCCATTTGGATTTGGTGTATATGCTTATGACACAAACNTCCTCATCGACGACCTCCGCATCTCCAACTGTGCCCGCACTGATGAGGAAATAGCGGCGGCGTATCAAAGCATCAGCCATTACCAATTGATGAGAATACCACATACGCCTTGAGGTTTGATAATAGCCTTAAAGTTGGCCGTGGTGGTTATAGGTTAAGCAAGCCTAATATACTTATAAAGAGCCTTGGAACGTGTAATGGATCAAATATTTCTTGGGAAGCAAAATATCCCTGCAGGGTGCGATGTAAAGGTTTATGCGTCGGTAGATGGAAGCACGTTCCAAGAGTGTGAAAACAATGCTCCAATACCAAGTTTGAGTGAAGGCGTTAGTTTGGTTGACAAAGTGCTCACCGTTAAAGAAAGTGTTGCTGACCGAGGATGGCGTTAATAGACCCGAGCTTATGGTTGTGCGTTATAATGTAGATGGAACAGTTACGTTGAGGGGTGAGAAGTTGGACTTACCAGAATACCTAACAGANNAAACGTTTGAAACAATATTAGCAAGATTGTTGTCCTATGTACCAGACAATTATGACAAAAGCCAAGGTTCATTTGTTTATGATGCATTAGCTCCAGTTGCCGCAGAATTGACACAAGCTACAATATGGGCGCAAGAGGTATTGCGGCGTGGATTTGCACAGACAACGTTTGGTACATATTTGGATTTGAGAGCTGAAGAGCATGGATTGTCCAGAATACCAGCAAGCAAAGCCACTGGGTATATAACATTCTTTGGTGATAGTGGAACGGTAATACCAGAAGGAACGATAGTGTCCACCCCTTCATCGGAATTGGCACCAGCAGTATTTTTTAGGACTACCACGCAAGCGGTGATAAGTGATGCAGGAGAAGTGTCCGTACCCATAGAAGCCTTGGACGAAGGGATTGAAGGAAACGTCGCTGCAGGAGCAATATCAGTGTTAAGTACTCCCATTCAGGGTGTCGCAAGGATTGAGAATGAGCAAACCACGAGTGGTGGTGCAGATACTGAAGATGATGCAAGTTATTGGCACGATATTTGGAATGGGTGCGCAATCCCAGTGCCAGTGGTAATAAAGCTGATTATGTAAAATGGGCACTTGAGGTTGCAGGTGTTGGAAGTGTTTCGGTAGTACCGTTGAAGTATGGCAATGGAACAGTCAGCGTAGCAATTGTTGATAAGGATATGCAGCCAGCCAGTGAAGAGTTAGTTCAGCGAGTTCAGGAGCACATAGCACCAAGATGGTTGCATGTGAATGAAGCAGAGAGTTTGACTATTTCGGGGTATGGAGTTTCAGTTTCAAATGGGCAGGTAATTTTAAGTTATAGTTCGAGTGGCACTGGGAAGGTTACACATACGCAGTTTGATACGATGCTTGAGCAACAGGGAGTGTGGAACGTCATATTGGATTTGTCCACCACGGGTAGTGGTACAAATGATTTGTTGTCCATAGGTATATGGGATTTGACGACTAATGCGTGGGCAGTGGTAGATGTGTCCAGCCAAATACAAGCCAAGACAATTTATTCAGCCAATGCATTAAACCCGTTGTCTAAGGTTTATCAAAGGTTCTATTGGAATGGGCAAGACCATTTGAGTTGCGTATTGAGAGGTTGCAGACCGATACCGTTAACACAGTTATTATAGACAAAATAGCGTATGAGAGTTTGTTCAGCAAAGACACTGGCGATGGCAAAGCTCCCATTGGTGCGAGGGTGTATATAGAGCCTGCAAGCCCAGTTGCTATTAATGTCAGTGTCCACTTAGTAGTAGCTGCTGGGTATGAGGTAGGAGCAGTTCAATTAGCGGTTAAGGAGAATGTGGAACAGTACCTGAAGTCATTGACATTTATGCAAGATAATGATGTGCGATATGTGAGGATTGGAAGCGTTATTTTAGATACGCCTGGGGTGGTGGAGTATTCCAACCTGTTGGTGAATGGTGCTACAAATAATATTCCAATAGGCGAGCAGGCAGTAGCTGTGCTTGGGCCGGTGACATTTACATGTTAAGTGAAGCGTGAAATAGGCTGCTTGCCAATATGCCGCAGTATTATTGAACGCGTATCGTAATGCGTACCATATGGGATGCGCAAGGTAGGGAGATTGACCAGCTGTACCAAGCACTGGATGAAGTGCTTAAGCAGTTCTTTGTGTCCACAGCCACATGGGGCATTGATAGGTGGGAGCAAGAACTCGGTATTGTGTCAGATCCGAATAAGCCGATAGAACAAAGGCGTTCAGTTGTAATGACACAGTTAAAAGGGTTTGGAACAGCCACGATAAATTTACTTCAAAAGGTGGCAGAAAGCTTTGAGTATGGCAAAATTGATGTGATAGAGGATATTCCCAACTATTCTGTTAAAATTGTGTGTGTTGATAGGATAGGGCAGCCACCCAATTTGGCGGATTTTGAGAATGCATTGAGAAAGGTTTTACCAGCACATTTGAATTTTACAATAGAGTTCAATTACTTTACATGGCAGGAATTGGACGAGATGTTGTGGACATGGGACACATTTGATGGATTGAGTTTGACATGGGACGAATTGGAGGTGTATGCGTAATGCCCGATTTAACTCCGAGGCTTGGTTTGAAGAAGCCAAAAGCCAATGAGATAGTGAGCAGGCAGTCGTTTAATGAAAACTATGA